CCATAACGTCTGAACTTCTTCCTGACTCCATCGCTTCAAAATAATTCCCCCTGCCGCTCCTCGAGGACTCGCCGCTCGGCGGCTAACTGCTCCTCCAGGATGGAGATCTCTCGACGGAGTTCTGCACGTCTGGAATCCATATATTCCTTATCCAGTCTTTCTCTTAAGACGAATATAGAGTCTTTGAGACTGTTAATACTTGTCATTTCAGCGACCTTCCTTCTCGTCTTCTGAATTATTTTTCCCAAGTGATCATGTCAGCCTCCGATACCGTGACCGTGACCGTGACAGCGTGACACCCCTAAAGGGGTGTTGTCACGCTTGTCACGCTACAGGCCGTGACTTGTCACGCTCTTGTCACGCTTGTCACGCTATATTTGACCTCTGTTTTCCTTCAAATATAGGACAATAGTTGAGACCTCAATTTCGTCGGTTGGCCTGTAAAAATCGTTAGATGCGATTAAAATTCCCTTTTTAACAAGCCCGTCTCTACCCCTCAAAAAGGCCTGTCTTTTTGCCGTTGAATTATCTTGAGGCGACCTCTCGTAATAAACCTCTCTCCACTCTTCAAGATGGACGCCGGAAAATCCCTTTGAGGTTAGTCTGCCTTTTTTATAGGCTGCTTCCCTATAGGTATTCATTGCAAAATTCAACGATTCAGGGAGCTTCTTTTTTGGTTCCATGTCCGTTTCTTCTTCTCTCGCCCTCAACACGACCGTCGTAACCTGATCGCCGTCCTCGTCTATCCAACCGGGTACATCGATCTCCTTCTGTTGCAGTTGGATCGGTTGTGCCAGCTCGGTGTCCTTGGACTTGGTCTGTTCCACGGTGATAGCTCCACCACCCTTGTTACAGACGCTTATTTCGATGTCCTGGGCCCCTTTCCATGCGGAAGACCCCCTAGCCCTCTTTTGAGCTTCCTGGGCCACTCCCGTGTGGTGTACGAGCAATACGGAGCAATCAAACTCCCTCATCAGCCTCGAACAGGCATCCAGCATCGTCTTTGCGTCCTGGGCGGAATTCTCATCGCCCTGAAGGAATCGGTGTAGCGTATCTATCACTATCAGGGATACCGGCATTCCCGTTTTGGAGATGTTATCCACCGTCCGCCGGTATCCCTCGGCGGTGTTGAGGTCGCAGCCATCCCGGCTGACCCATAAAGATAGAGTCTTGGAAGCTACTCCGAAGTAGGATAGCCAGCCAGCTATCCTCGCCTTGAGGCCGTAATGCCCTTCTCCTGCCAGATAGATCACCCCTCCATGTCTGACCCTGTTGTCTTGCCAATCATCCATGTCGGAGGCTATACGGAGGGCCATGTCGATGGCCACGAAAGTCTTTCCCGATCCGGAGGGGCCGAACATCATCATGCAGGCGTTGGCCTGTACCCATCCCTTTATGAGCCATTTGATGGGAGCTGGCTTCTTTACGAACTCGGAAACGGGAATCAGCCAATCGGGCTTATCCGTTCCCTCGAGGAGCTCTTTCAGATCATGACCGGCCATGTGGTAATCGTTGGCATCCCCGAGTTCCGGAGGGATGATTACCGTCGCTCCCGATCTATCTGCCGCCTCTTTTGCGCATTTTTGCCCCGTCCCGGATTCGTCGTTGTCTCCGACAATCACCAGGGGGTTATTCGGATATGTCTGTCGGATCGACTGAGCTACTGGGATGAGGTTATTGGCGTTGTACCCTATGATTACCGAGGCTCCGGTCACCTCGTGGATCGTGGCCGCCGTGGCGTAGCCCTCGGCCATGTAGATCTTGGAACCTTCGCCGGAGATCATGAAGAAGCATCCTGAAACCTTGCCCCCCGGGTGGAACTGTTTGTTACCCTCTTTGTCAATGTACTGGAGAGAGACCATCTCGCCTGTGGAGTCGTAAACAGGGATGATCAAACGCCTATCCCCGTTCGTCATTTTCAAGCCGTGGTTCTTGACTCCCTTTCTGGTCAAATAAGGGTGATTCTCGGTCGCATCGGAGGCACCTTCCCAAATCTTTTTGACCGTAGCCGCCGCCATAGCTTGAGACCTAGCAAGCTCCGCCTCTCTGATCTCTCTGGCTTTCCGGATGTTCTCTCTTATCGTTTGTTCTTCTTCAGGGGAGAGTTCACGAGATATTTCGGCTCTCCATGTATAGCTATATTCTTCTTTCCAATCACCGAAAGCTCCCGCAGGGACTCCGTCTCCAAACAAGATGTACCATCCGCTTTTATCGTGTTTTTTGCCTGATCCAGTATGGAATCGGTTGATCTTGCCGTTCATCCTCACATCGGAAGGCGACGTAAGCCCCGCCCGTTCTACAGCTTGCCTGAATTGCTGCTCCGGAGGATCGTTGTTGGTTCTCACCGGCTGCTGGAATGGGATAACGGCCACGCTCGCACCTCCTTCGCTCGGATCTCGGCCTCTTGAATGGCCTCATCCATTCCTCGACAGACAACGGCTTTATGTCCGGATTCGTTGAGGTATTCGAGCCAATCTTTCTGTTCCGGGCTCAGGACACCTCCCTTCCTCCGCTTCATCTCTATCCAGAAAGCCCACTCGGGAATACATAGATCCGGCACTCCCTTCGATACTCCTTCGGCTTTCAATCTCCCCGCCGTGGCCTTCCCTCTCACTCCTCCGTTAGGCACCGCGAAGATCCGTACCGACGGAAACCTTCTCCGGAACCACTGGACGAAGTAACGCTGTTCGTCATGCTCCGACGGGATCACTCCAGGATCTTTCGACAACCCGGTCGTACTTGCCGTCTTTCTTGTAGCGTATAAACCTTGGCGGGGTGGCATTCCCCATCACCTCCGCTAATTGTTCGATGTCCCAGGCCTGGGATATATCCGCCCCCGCCTGCTTTGCTATGCTTTGCAGGGTCCTGTTGGCCCGATGTCCTGCATATCCGCCGTGTAGGACGGTAAGATATTCGTCGATCTTGCTTATATAGAGAGGCCCGTAGTATCTCGCCTTCAAAGTCTCTATTCCCGACTTGGCCATGTGGACCGACCATTCCCAGTCTTCTATCTGAAGCTCCTGCGGTTCTATCCCCATGATGTCGTCTCCGTGTAGACTGACGGGGGGCTTCTTGATCTCCGGAAACGGAGCCCCGCAAGCTGGACATATCTTTGCCGACAGATGGCAGAATTCCTGGCATTGCTCGCAGACTTTCACCGGAGCCTCACCCGTTCCGTCGCCCTTCCGTCTCGGCGGTGCGACGCTCGTTATCGGTCCATGGGAGGATACGACCCCGGCGAAGTCCAGTACCAGACAGTCACCGCCTTGAGGTTTTACCCTCATGCCCCTCCCTGCCATCTGGATATAAAGAGAGGGGCTTTTGGTCGGGCGGCACATGGCCAGAAGATCGATGCCCGGATGGTCGAAACCGGTGGTCAGTACCGAGTTATTGGTGACCGCCCTTATCTCTCCGGCCTTGAACCTTTGCAAAATGATCGCCCGCTCGTCCTTTGGCGTGTTGCCCAGGATCGTTTCTGCGGTAACTCCGGCGGATCTCAACTCGTCTCTCATCGCTATGGCGTGATCAACTCCGGTGCAGAAAAAAAGCCATGACTTCCTATCCCGACCCCATTTCAGGACTTCCTGGACGATGTAGCCGTTGTCCGTTTCGTTGTTCACCGCTTTTTGCAGCTCCGATTCCACGTATTCGCCGCCTCGTGTGGCAACCCCTGCGGTCGAGAGGAGCGTATGGGTCAGTTTCGATCTGAGAGGGGCAAGGTGTCCTTGATTTATCAATTCCTCGATGGTTACAGGTTCTATGAGTGTGGAAAAGAGAGCCGGTTCGTCGGTAATGAGACCGTGTCCAAGCCGGTAAGGCGTCGCCGTAAGACCGATCACTCGCAGGCTGGGGTTGCTCTGGGTCAGGTCCTCTATGAGGCGGCGGTATCCCCCTTCCTTCTTGTGGGAGATGAGGTGGCACTCGTCGACGATAACCATGTCGATATGTCCAAGCTGCTCCGCCTTGTTTCTGACCGACTGTATCCCTGCAACGGTGATGGGTCGCCCCAGGTCTCTTTTGCCGAGCCCGGCCGAGTAGACCCCTAGGGGAGCCTCCGGCCAGGCATTGAATATCTTGTCCGCGTCCTGCTCCAGGAGCTCTTTGACGTGGCTGAGTATGAGGATTCGAGTCTCCGGCCAGCCCTGCAAAGCATCGAGGCAAAGACCGGCTATGACGTGACTTTTGCCTGAGCCTGTTGGCATTACTACGCAGGGATTACCGTCGTTCGCTCTCATCCAGTCGTACAGCAGGCCAAGAGCTCTCTGTTGGTAATCTCTTAGAATGGCACGTCCACCTCCTCTGTCGCCGGGTCTCCTTCCGCTATGCCTAGGAGTTCCTTGGAGCTGTAGACGTTGGCGTCCGGTTCACCTACCGCATATTTGACACCGTTGATAACGTAGTTTGCACATAGCCCGTCCTCCGATCCTCCGAGCCATTCCCAAGGCACCAGGTCCGGGTGAAGCACGTGATAGGAGCAACCCTCTCTCTGAACATCGAGGGGAATCTCGCAATTTCCGCCTCTAGCGCAGGTCCACGTACCTTCCGGCGTCGGCGTGACATGGGCACAGGTCCGGCAATTGACCTCCTTCGTGGTCTGAGACCCGAAGCAAAGGTCATGACATGAACACCACCTACACTGATACCATGAGGGATCTGCCATTACAGGCTCCGGCATCCGCTC